ACCTGTTCCATTGGGACATCCACCCTGAACAACGAAGTTTGGAATAACCCTGTGGAAGTTTAATCCATTATAGAATCCTTTACCGATTAAATCTGTAAAGTTCTTTACTGTAATTGGTGTTGCATCATCATACAACTCGGCAATCATATCACCTTTGTCTGTTGAAATTTTTACTTTACTCATATTGTTTTTTTGAAAGTATAATACTTTTGATATAAAAAAGAAACTCCCACAATAATGTGAGAGTTAAAACTTTACCCCTTTTTACAAATGAATATTATCTCGTGTCAATAATCTTATCTACAATGATTTGAACATTTCCAATATATTTTTCAATTTCATATTCCATTGTGTTAATAATATTATCAAAATCATCTCTATCACTATTCACATATAAATCAACATGTAAAACAGAAACTTTATCCTTTACAAAGTTGGTGATTTTTATCTCATCTACAGAATTAATTTCATCCAATTCGTCCATTTCACCCAAACCCATTTCGAATGTATCATCCTGAAGTTTTTGTAAGGAACTATCTATAATTAACTGAATCCCCTTTTCAATATTGGATTCAGTTATTCCCATCATTTTTTTGATTCTTGATATGTTTTCTTGAAGGTTCATTTGATATTTGATTGTTCAAAATTGTTTGTTCCGTCAGGTTTTATAAAGTATTTATCAATCACCTTTTTATTATCTAAGACATCAGATAAACTTACATAGTCTTTATTTTTATCACCCCATTTTGTTTTCATTAAAACCACATCTGAGTGAGGTATAACAATTGCACCAACATCATCCATATCTGACTTAAGAAATGCATATCTTCTGTGATTTCCATCAACCACAATATACTTAGTCCTGTCATATGGATGTTGTATTACTTTGATTGGTGGCAGCTCTTCACCATCATTAATGGATTTAATCATATTTTTAATATTATCACTTGTTTCCATGTATGATGTATCTTTGAATGGCTCGTTTGGTAATGTGTCACTTACTCGTATCTTCTGAATTGCTCCAACATATTTGTCTGCGTATTCACTTCCCCCACCATTAGAGAATATTTCTACAGGTTGATTGGTGATTACCTCTTCGTTGATAACCCCCATCATTTCTTTAATCCTTTGTATGTTCTCTTGTAAGTTCATATACAATAAATATAACACAAATAAAAAACCCCCACTTTTGTGAGGGTCTTATTTGTCGTTCTTGTTAAATTCTATTGTATGGTTAATCTCCACCGTTATCTGATTGGAATCATAATGTTTGATTCTCCCGTCCTATTTTAGTGTCACCACCCATATGGTATTCTGATGTATACCATAATCTATTAGAAACAATGCCTGACCCTTTCCGTGTGGTGTGTTTACAATCAGAGTCTGAGCTATTTCATGTATTGCTGTCATACTCATAAATATAGTAATAAATCTTTCATATGCCGGCTACGGAATTATCCCCTACCCCTTTTTTTGGTTTTATATCTATTTATTGTTATGGATATACATAAAATTAATATAATGGTCGATTTATTTATGAAACGATTATATGATGTTGACGTATATCTATCGGAGTCTAAATACGGTGATGAACAATATAGGATTAACATCCTTGTTTTTCCATCTAAGTTTTTGAAGGGTAGTTCTGAATTTTCTGAGAAATATTATAATTTTTTTAATAGAAAAAAAAGTGAGATTCTTGATGATATTTTTAAGGCTTTTAAATATTTGGGTATCAGTCGTAAAGGAATAGAAAGTGATTCTATCTACACTATATTATCATCAGACATCCCCGACTATCTGAAAAAATATAACAAAGAATTCATATCTAATATCAATGAGTTTATAAAAAATGAAGAAGTTGCGAATATTAAATTATCTGAACACATTTCGAATGTTAAAATTAATAGAATTGAATCATTTGTTCCTGATGGTTCAAGTTATACAGAACCATATATTGATTTGAGATTATCTATTGATTCCGCCAATAAAAATTTGGACCCCTACAGTTTTCTAAACGATGATATTTTTAGAAAACCTCTTATGGATTATTTGAATAAGAGAATGAACCTTGACCCCCAAATTGATTTTTGGTTCGAGTAATTTAATTTTTTTGATTATCTTTGCATCGTGAACCCGAATGAGATAATCGATAAATTTGTAAGAGTGGTTAAAGTCCATTATATGAACCATACGGTTTCGGGAACATTTAGTTATTGTATCAGAGTTGAGGTGGAATTCTTGAATCCGCTCATGTATGTAAATGGTTGGGACACAAAACATATTGCAATTTATAATTCACACCATATGTTAACTGAAGAAGTATACAATTCTTTATTTGGGTTATACAAATTTTGTGGAGTGTCCCGAGATGATTTATTAATGTGGGTTGTATCCAAAATTGATTTCAACAGAGCTTGGGATAAAGATATGTATGGACTCGTTGGTAGTGTGTTAAGTGAGCAAGTTAGTTTTCACTCTGTTCTTCAAAATCAACCGTAAAAAGGAACTCATCCAAATTAAGTATTTGTAATATTTTCTCGGTAATAATTCTTCTATCACCAAACTTATTATTACCACTCAATAGGACATCAATATAAAGATGTGGTTGATAATCTAATTCTCTATATACCTCAACTTTTTCTAATTTTGGTAGTTCATCTCTTTCAAATTTACCATCCTCAACTAACCCATCTAAAACTTTATAAAAGTTTGACTTTATGTAACGTTCAATAAATTTTTGTGTTTCTGATAAGTCTTTGTCTTTATATACTATCTGAACAGAATCTTCTTCCATACCAACGTATTTGATGATATTGTTGATTCTAAAATCCATTGAGTTCATCAATCCCCAATAATCACTCTCCCCATTTTCACCAATTATATCAGCACCCATCGCCAGATAAAACTTCGTTGGGTCAACAAATATTGTTAATACGTACTGTGGTTCTTTTTCTTCATTATAGTCCAAGTCGTATTCTATACCCATTTGATTCATTAATAGGTTTTTGAATAACTTATTTAATTGAGACAATCTTTGATGTGATTCCATACTATTAAATATGTTACCACTCATTTATTATTTTTTCTCAAGTTGTTTCAGAATTGCGTAAAGTAACACAATTATAATAAATCCAATTATCATCATCTTTTTAAATTTTATTCCACCATTCGTTCGGTTTATCTGGCATAGTCAGTCCACCAATATAGTTACCGTCTTTAAAATGTTCAAGTTCCTGAGTGTCGTCCAAACTATCAGGAAGATACAAAAGAGTTGGGTTCTTCTTCTGAATGTCAATGTTTGGATATTTCTCCTTGAACTTCATAACATCAAATCTCTTAGTGATTAAGTGGTGACCATTTTTAGTTGGGATTACCGCTTCCACTTTTGGACCAACTTCATGTCCGATAGGAATACCCACCTCGTCAAACTTAACCACAGTTATCGGTCGACATTCATACTCAATAAATGCAATCATCATAGGACTCGGTACCTTTGAGTCATCAACATCAATAATCCATCTTTTTTCAGAAGTCTTCAACTGACCAACAACCGAATCAAACAAACCTTTTTGGTTGTGTTGACCGTTTTGAATGCGTTGAGCCAACTCTACCATCATATTCAATGAAACTTCCTTCTGATTCTGTTTCTGAACATGGATATATGCTCGAGCCTTGAATATTTCACACAATTGTTTAACCTCATCATACCTTTTTTCAAGGTGTTCAATACTCTCAATACAGTATGTCTTAATAGTACGGACTGATTGATGATTGTCTCTCTCACCCTCAGGTTGGTCCTTTTTTCGTTTTAAGACATAAAGCATATAAAAGTCACCCTCGTTCTCGAAGTTGAGTAGTTCTTTTATAAGGTTTAAATTGTCAATCATACTGCAAATATACTAATTATTATTTGACTATACAACACATAGTTCTATTTTATTAACATGAGAGGTAATAAAGAACTTACGGAAAAATTATTGAAAGTCCTCTTAACTGAAAAGATAAAATTCAAGGTTAAAAATGTCGGTAAGTCAAAATATGAAGTTATAATATTCAATAAAAAAAATAATTACTACGAATATGTAATCGGTGAAAATGAGACAATAATTTTTCACAAACACTCAATTGAACGTCAGTTTAAAAATATACTACCAACAGTTGAGATAAAGATTATTTAAATCTCAATAATCTTACCCCTCTTCTCGTAGATATAGCCAAGGACTTTATCGATGATGAACTCATCCAAATACATGTCGTACTTGTTACCATAAAGTTTAAGAATAGGTAGTTTGTCCCCCCTCATAAATTCAATATCATCCAACATAACATCATCATCCTTATCGTCGATATAGAAATGTGAAGTACAAAATTCTACTGATGGTGTGACAGGGTTTTCAATATCTTTAGGTTCAAATAGTACCTTTATGTCCAAATTATAAGCGTCGTCGTGTCCTGATACAGCAATATTGTACAGTTCGTGAATCTTGTTGAGAATAAATTCTTTATCCATACTACAAAGATAGTAATTAAACAAATATATACATAATTGAAACCATAATAATTAACCACAAAAACAACAAAAAGAACGTTTTTAGTTCATGTTTGTTGTCAACTGTTTCATCCTTTATTCTTCTTTTTGATTTCATACTTATCAAATAACTTTTGAAGTTCACCACTTTCTTTCAGGTATTCAAACATATCACGTGCAACATCTTTTCCGACTTTGGTATCTGAAGGGTAATGAACCTTCGCCATGTTTCTTGAGTAAGATATTTCTTGAGCTAAATCTTTCAACTTTTCTTCTAATTCAGGATATAACTCAGATAAGACAAGTGCCGTTATCACCGCCTGGCCAGCATGTCCTGAAGGAAATGAAGGGCTCTGACTACTTTCCAAGTCAACACCATTTAATTCAACACCGTTTTCTTTAGCCCATTGGAATGGTCTTGGCCTGTTGTAGTGGTATTTCAATTTAAGAATAACCGACCCTGATTTTTTAATCAGTTCACTCATCATATCAGACGGCGCTTTGATTCCATTCTTCTTCAATAATTTTTCAAATGAACCCTGAACCTCATCCAACTTTTCCACTTTCTCCTTATCAACCTCAATACTCTTTAAATCTTCAATTTCTTTTTTGATATCATCACCTTCAGGAAAAGAAAGATTCATAAACTTTTTTGGGTCATAGTCCTTATAGATGGTATTAGAAATATCATCCATTCTTTTTTTGTGACTCGGTAGTATCTCTTTGGAAAATACATGTTTCTTCTTTTTGATTTCCATCAAAAAGACAATTTTCTCGATTTCTTTTTCCATTCGGTCCATCATGATAAATACTTATTGTTCTTTAAGTTGTTCTTCCCTCTTACTCAAAATCTCAAATTGTTTTGAACTATAGGTTGTGAATACCTCATCTGTGATATTTTGTCTATCCCTAAATTTCAAATGTGAGTGTGAATCGTGACTTTCAAATAAATACATCAGTCTCCGAGCGCTCGAAAGTTGTTTATAATTTTCACATGAGTTAATAACCTTAACAACCCAATTTTTTAAATCTCCGTAGTGCATATCTTTTTTTTATTAATTATCAAACCAAAATACAATTCTGTGATTCTTTATCAATTCGTTAACTTGACTATCAGGTTCCTTATCCTCCCAATTGTAGAAAAAGAAGTCTTTACGTAACTTACTCTCAATGTCATCAATAAATTTAGTTAGAGTCTTTATACCACTTAAACTTTCAGGTCGAGAATAAATCAACGCTTCCTTAAGTTCATGAAGTGTGAAGTAAGATGGTGTGTGTGCATCGCCACCCCAATAGGCAAACTCTTTTTTAATGAGCTCACAACTATCGTCAGGAATACCACGAGGAGACACTATTGGGTAAACATAAGTGTCACGTACTCCAGCCAAGATTCCAAACAGTTGGTAGTTCCTTCCGTGATATACGGATTCATGTTCAAATTCTTTTTGGTTTTCAAACTGACCATAAAAACGATTCAAACGAAAGTTATCGTTCGTGTACCATGTATTGTCACGAGGGTCATACTGTTCTGTGTAAACGTGAATATCGCATCCCATACCACAAAGTTAAGAAATTCTAATAACATTACCAAACACGAACCAAAATATATTTATGGTAAATAAACATTTTAAATCATAAAAAAACATGTTACTAAAAGTAGGTTCCAAAGGAGAGGAAGTAAAAAAACTCCAAGCAAAATTAGGATTGGGTGCTGACGGTGTGTTCGGACCCGGCACAGAAAAAGCTGTTAAGACTTGGCAACAAGCTAACGGATTAACTGCCGACGGAATTGTTGGTGATGGTACTTGGTCGAAGATGTTCGCAGGTGAACCACAACAAATCAAAGAAGAAGTTGTTTTACCAAAGGGTGGACCAATTGATTTATCAAAGTTGAAAGGTCATGTACCCGATACTGTTATCTCACAAATCCCTGAGGTTATGGAAAAATTCCAAATTAATACACCACTTCGTTTGGCTCACTTTTTAGCACAGTGTGGTCACGAGTCAGGTAACTTCAAAGCAACACAAGAAAACTTGAACTATTCGGCAGATGGTCTTAAAAAGATATTCCCAAAGTATTTCCCTGGTAACTTATCAGAATCATACGCAAGAAACCCTGAAAAGATTGCCTCTAAAGTTTATGGTGGTAGAATGGGTAACGGTGATGAATCAACTAAAGAAGGTTATAAGTTCAGAGGTCGTGGTTATATTCAATTAACGGGTAAAGCTAACTACGCAGCGTTCGCTAAATCAATCAATGAAGACACGGTATCGAACCCCGATTTGGTTTCAACTAAATACCCATTAGCTTCGGCGGCTTGGTTCTTCTCAAAGAATGGATTGAATGCTATCGCAGATAAAGGTGCTGACGACGCTACCGTAACCGCAGTTACAAAAAGAGTTAACGGTGGTACTATTGGACTTACCGATAGAATTAAACACTTTAAAGAGTATTATACTTGGTTAAAGTAATACAAGGGAGAAACATATAAAAAGGAAAAGGGGATGGTAGCGAACCTCCCCTTTTTTTTGTTACCATAACGTAACGGTCCTAAACTACCCTTCAAGAGGGAATATCTTCATTGAAAGAAATGAGCAACACCTAACATACCTATCAATGTGATTATAAATCCTAACCAACCCAATACATTCTCAATTAGTTTCTTATAATTCACATATATAAATATCGTCCTATCATAATATTTATTTAACATGAAAGACCTGATAAAACAAATATTAGAGGATGAGATTGAGAACTTAGACAGTCAAATTGAACCTTCAAAGACAACAGTAAAAAATATTTGTGATTCTGAAAAATTCTGTAAAGCTCAAGGTAAGATTACATTTGGTCAACTCAAAGCTATTGTTGAGGATGCTAGAGAGGAAAGATTATTAAAGAATGTTGGTGAGGGTAGTTACAAAGCATTTCTTAGGCTCATTCCCTGGTTCTTACCTCAGATTGCAATTGCAGGTTTCATCGGAGCATCTGCAAGAGCACTTAACAAAATACTTAGACCTACCCTAACAGAGACTCAAAGTTATAAAACTTGGTGGGGTAAAGCAATTATGAAAGCCTTTGATTTAACAGAAGGTGAGTTAAATATCACAGACCCTTTCTCAAGAATATTCTTCATTAGTGACGGTCTTATGACTATAATGAGTGAGAAATATAAGATAAATTTTGCCAATTATATTTCTGATTTAGCATCACAAATGCCAGACGACATGGAGGTTCCTGAATTTTTCGTAGAAAACGAATTAAGAAATTGGATTAACAACAAGTTTTTATTAAATCCACCGTTACCACCAAAGATTACTCAAGAAAATCTTTAAAATACCATTTTATATGATATTTTTTTTATATGGCACATCCTGAAATACACGCAAAGTCCTCAGTAAAAAAGTTTGGAGGAAAGTGGGAAGATTATATTCACTTACACAATTGGTTAGATGAGACAAAAGCTTGGGTAGGTCATTCCAACCATAGAATGTTCAGACATCACTCGGAAGGAATCTTTGAGATGGAAAAGATATTCGGACAATCATTTGTAAACTCTGATGGTAAAATAGTTTATACACGATATGTCGGTGAACAACATGTAAAAGAAGATTGTTTTAACTACATACCAACAGCTAAAGAATGGATTGATGCTTTAGTGGGTGAAAAAAAACCAATGTGGATGTTACGCACAATGAACATAAAACTTACTGACTGATATTTATTTTTATGGAAAAAGAACTCAAAACACTTCTAGTGATACTTTCTAAGTTTATCAAAACAATTGGATGTGAAAAAGCAATATTTGATTTTTCATATGACGGAAACTCATACTATCAAAATAAAATGAGATGTAATGGTAATTACATCAACATGCCAATTGAAATAAGTCCCTTTTTAGAAAAATATTTGGACCAATTACCTGATTTTCAGGGTGAAGCGGATAATGGAAGTGAATATCAGGGTTATGAAATGATATTTGACCCAACAACAATGACTATAACCACTTATGGACAGTATTCTGAATATGATACAGAAGATGGAGGTTCATCTTCTATAGAAATTGATGAAGAAGTTATGACTCAGTTTGAAGAGTTAATCTCAAAAGGTTACCAACAACCATTCTACGTAGATTTTTCAGGTGGAGGTGACAGTGGTTATGTTGAAGATGAAGGGTCTGACTATAATGATAAAAGATTTACATTAACCCCAAAAATGGATGATTTAGCATATCGTGCTTTGAGTGATTTCGGTGGTTGGGAAATCAATGAAGGTTCACAAGGTAACATAGTTTTTGACTTGGAAGATAAAAGTGCAAGTGCAAACCTAACTTGGAATACCGAGAATACTGAAACTGAAGTTATTGATGTTTGGAATCTCAATAAGTAAATTTTAACTCGGAAATCTTCCCAGTTAAATCTTTAATTGATTCAGTCAATTTTCCAATATTATTATCCGACTCACCCAATATTTTAAATGATTTTTCGATGTCTTTTGTATTGATGTTACTTATTTGTTTTACAAATTTATCAATATTGTTTTTTGCATTATCATATCTTTCATAATAGAGACTGTACAAATTTATTGTTGTTACAATATTCTGAATGTCCTCAAAATCCCACGAACTACCCATTAAATCTCTAAATTGTGAACGGTTATCATTTGACTTAAAGACTTCTATTTCGCTAAAAACACAATTTTGTTTGTTTATAAAAAAAGCCACTTTATCATACAAGTCACCTTTCACTTTTTTACGAATAACATAAAATAACAATCCTCTATTTGAGTAGTTAGTAAATGTTGACGGATGGTTTTTAGATGCAGTACACCATTTGGTACTTGCACCGTACTTCAAAGAACCTTTATGTGTCTTTGGTATAAGAATCATATAATCTCCATTTTCGAATATAACATTGACATGTTCTTCTCGAACAAAACTCTTTTCCTCCTTTGTTATAATAGCCTGATTAATCGTATTATTTAGACTCATTAAGTCTTTATAGAATGGACTATATATGTCTTTGTTCTCAATGTAAGGTAATAGTGAATCAAATTGAGTCACCAGTTCAACACACTGTTTCGCATTACGTAAACTAATCCATAAAAAACACATGTAATCAAGGTACTTTTTTGTTGCAGTCTTATCACTTTTTTCAAGACTGTTAATAGTACGTGAAGGAATAGATGGGTACTTCTCTTTAATTTGTTCAACCTTTGACATTACTTTTTTTTGTAAAGATAATAGGTTGAAACGATAGAGACAACTATGTGAACATAATTTTCTTAATCTTTCCGATATTTTCGTTCAGTCCACTTTGGAACTCTTGGTTTTTACCTTCCTCAATATCAACCTCACCACCAATTTCTACACCATATTTTTGGGTAATTTCTTGGTATAAAGTTTCTTTAACACAATCAATTAACTCATAGAATATTACATCCAAATCATCATTATCTCTCACAAAATTACCACCATATTTTTTCTGTAATTCAGCTGGTGTTAAGTGTTGTAAGTCAAACAAAGTATATTCAATTCCGTCAAATAATGTAGCAGTACCTGATGGGTCAATAACACAAAGAATATCATCTATCATGTATAGTTCACTCTCATGAAATTCAAGTGTGTTATCATTAGTCAAGTCATAGTCTTTTACTTTGAAGTCAAAATCGTATCCACCACAATCAGCTGTGAATGGTTGTGACATTCTTGATTTTACCAAAGTGTCGACTTCAAATATTCCACCAAGATAATCAACTAACATCTTTCGAAATTCATTCCAATCCGAGCTTTCGTCTAAACCATAAATTTTTCTAAGTCTGTAGTCTAAAAGACTCGGACCATTTTTTTGCCAATACTTTAATATAGCCTCTTTTTGTTTAGAATCCATAATGATAAATATTCTATTCAATAGAATCTTTCAGTATCACAGAAAAACATAATATTTTTATCCTCCATACCAATCAATTTTGATACAGTCATAAATTCATTTGTGATACATTCGTTCATTATATTTCCCTTTATCTGAACTTTCTTTGTACCTGAAATTCTTTTAAAGTCGACTAACACTCCAACCAATGTTTTTTCCAATCCGTCAACATTTTTATACTCCACTTCAAATATAATTTTATTTTTTCCAAAACTATATTCAACAGTTGGTTTAACTTTCTTAACTATCTTAAGAAAATCATTATTGGTAAAGACCTGGAAACTCATGTTTAATCATATTTAATGGTATTATGACATGTTGGTCGTATTCTGCGAGATAGTTGTAGAAATCCAAACTCTGAGTGTGTGTGAACATTTTAACAATACTGTTAGGTATTACATTTATCTCTTTATGGAATATATCAACCTCAGTCAACTGATAAAATTTAGTCCAAAAAAAGATTGGGTTAATATTTTTATTAGATGTTATTGGTATTATTCGTGAATCAAAACCCGTCACTTCATGAACATCTCTGATAAAAATTTGTCTTTTAATACCACCAATAACTAAAGGTTCTATCTTGCAATACTCAATCACATAGAAATTTTTGATGAAATCATAAAACAATTCAGGTTTAATCATTATCTAAAATTGTAACAATAAAAGGAATATTCTGAAGCGAATTATTCTTTATTATTGTTAGAACCCCATAATAAACACCATCAGGAAGATTAGAACCATTCCAATCATTATTTTTCTTTGATATCGTAGTAAAATGAATTACTATCTTCAGTCACCCATCTATCGGATTGATTTTCAACCGATATTGAGTCTGTATCAACTTTAAATTGTTTTAAATCTTCAGGTAGTGATTTGGTGACCCAATTACTATCCCTCCAAAAAAGTCTATTGTTTGGTTGACATAATAAATACCCCTCATCTGATTCAAATATATGCCCACATTTATAATCAGATGGTTCATCACTATATGGATTACTATACCAATCAACTGTAAACATATATGTACCCCAAACTTTTGTTCCGTCTCTTAAAACAATCTGTGCTCTGTGAAACGCTAAAAAATCATATTCAATTACAGAAACGTTTTCACTGAAACAATCCCACAATTGTTTAAAATTGAAGGGGATATCATTTGTTGGGATTTTAGTATAGATTTCGGATAACGGTACCCTACTTCTTAACATACCATTATCTGTCATAACGTGAAAGGTAAGTATTTGACCACCACAAGATTGAATACCAAAAACATAAACGTTATAAAACTCTTTATCGTCTTCAATGTTTTTAGTAAAATAAGATTTTTTAACAAGTCCTTTAAAAGACGGAATATTTGAGTTTAATTTCATAATTTAATTACTTAATGGTGCTTTAATTGATGGGTGTGATTTATAGTTTTCGTATTTTGAATTTTTGGATTTTAATCTCCATAAAATGGTTGATGATAGAATACCTGTTTGTCTTGAGGCTTCCGCCAAACTCTCATAAACAATATCATCAATTTGGACTTGTGTCATATTAGTTGGTTTTTTACCTTTTCTTTTCTCACTTAATATTTTTTTAGTTTCTTCCGAATGTTGTTTACCAAAAAATGGGTTATTATTTTCAGTTCTAGGTCTACATTTGTTACAATGAGTGTGACCGTAACCTATTCTTTTACCACATTCACAATAGATGTAAGTTAAACCCCCTTTCCAATTTGGGTTCTGTTCTTTATTATAACTTCTTCTATTATCTAATTGCTTTTTAACTATTTCTTTATGCATTTTTTTACCCTTCCAAAATCCGTCTTTACCATGCATTCCATTTTTCTCACCAGACACATTTTCACTTCTTATTTTTCTTTCATCATCACTTATATTGTCCCAATACTTTTTTGTTGAGCGTCTTTGGTTTTCAACCCAATTCTCATCATACTTAATAAATTCAGATAGGTCTCCACCTGTACCACCTTCTGTTAAATTATAACCGTTTTCAATTGTTTTGAGTTTATTAATCCAAAAAATTTCTTTTTCATTCAACTCGTCTTTATTAGAACACTCTTCTAAAATAGTTTTAGAGAAATTTTCTAATCCGTATTTTTTTATTGCCAACTTAATCAACTTTCCACTCCCAAAATATTTATCAAATAATAATCCACTATATTGTCCGATATAAGATTTACCGTTTATATTGTTTTTGATTTCATACACTAAAAACTTCTTCATATTGATTTACTTTAAGGTTTACCCTTTAATATAAATATCTGTAATTTTAAGAAAAGTTAATTTGAAAGTGGCATTTTTATTGATGAGTGACTTTTGTATCCATCAATCTTAAAATCCGATGGTTCTAAATGACCAAACAAACTAACATCAAATCCTTTCCAAAATGCGTCAGTTTTTGGTAATTTTAATTTTGGTAATTCGAAAGGTTCTCTCGAGTGGTATGGTATTTTGTATGATTCATAGTATTCACTCAATCCACCACCAAAAGGAACTTGTTCATCAACTGCTGTTTGGTAAAAATTTCCCATGGCGGTTTTTAACAATTCATGTCTTTCTTCTGGCGTATAAGGTCTACCAATTTGTTCCTTAACACCTTCAATTTGATTGAGGTATATGTGGCAATCACCTAAATTACCAATTAATTCATCTGGAACCATATTTACAATTTTACCAATAATCTCTAAAAGAAGCGCGTATGATGCAATATTAAATGGCAAACCCAATGGGACATCATTTGACCTCATATTAAACATTAAAGAGATTGCTCGTTTAGGTACACCATAGGGTCTAAACCATTCATCCATACTAAATTCAACATTAAAGTCTCTCATTGGTAAAACTACATTGGATTTATTGTTCTTCATCCAATTAAGTCTTTCCTCATCACTCAACTCTCTTGTATAAACTTGAAATCCATAATGACAGGGTGGAAGAACCATTTGGTCTAATTCACCTACATTCCAAGCGTTAACCATCATTCTCCTTGAGTCAGGATTTGTTTTAAGGTCGTTGATTAAGATTGATATTTGGTCAATAACCATTTGGTCTGCCTCATCATAGATATTTTCATATGAACCATCTGTTGATAAATACATTTTCTTTTTAGTCCAACTTCTCCATTGCTTACCATAAATTGGACCTAACTCACCCCACTTCTTAGCAAACTCGTCATCTGTTTTGATTTTGTTGATGAATTCTTCTTGTGAATATGGAACAAACGTCTTATTCGGTTGGTTTATTAAATCATCAACATGACAATCTTTTTCATTAAAAATAAGTTTGTTTATGTAATTCTTATACGCATCACCATCCCAAATATGACAACCATTTTCAACAAGGAACTTAATGTTTGTATCACCACGAAGGAACCACAACAGCTCAGTTACCATAGTTTTAAATGCCATTTTCTTGGTTGTAAGTAATGGGAATCCATCACTCATTTTGTGGCGAATTTGTCTTCCAAATACAGAAATTGTTCCAGTACCTGTCCTGTCCTTTTTTTCCACTCCATTATCTATAATGTCTT